AATTCACATTTTTTACGAATAGTTTTAGAGCATATATGGTTTATATTATTAAATGTCCCTGTTTTTTTATGTATATCAGATATTAATTTAGCGGGAACTTTATTATGACAACTTTTTTTTAAAAAAATTGGTGAATTAACTAATTTTGATATACTACCATTATTACCTGCGTAATTATATTCATAAGGTTCTGTAAATAAAACAAAAGTATATCCATCTTTAACATCAAAATATCGTGGCAGACTACCTGCGTGTGATAATACAACAAACGCATCTCTGTTCATTTATTATAAATAGTATATTTTATTAATGATAAATACTTAGAAATATAGTGATATAATTATTTAATGAAACTAATTTCTATTATCACAATTACGTCAGCTTTAAGCCTGTCACAATCTTGTTATTTAAAAAAAACACATCATACCGATAATTATAAAAATAAATTAAAATATTCCGTTTATCCATCTGGGTGGGATTGGGGTAATGTAAATGAAACAAATTATCTTACTAAAAATTTAAACCAACATATACCACAATATTGCGGTTCGTGTTGGGCACATGGTGCAGTAAGTTCGTTGAGCGACCGTATTAAAATCGCGAGAGATGCCAAAGGTATTGATATCAATCTTGCTATCCAATTTATTCTTAATTGTGGTGTAGAAAAAGCAGGTTCCTGTAATGGAGGTGATCACTACTCTGCATATGAATTTATCAGCGATTATGGTTCTATTCCTTATGATACATGCCTTGCTTATGAAGCATGTAGTAAAGATTCTAGTGAAAAAGCTTGTAAAAGTCGAGATTATACTTGTAAGCCGAATAATATTTGTAGAACATGCTCTACTTTCAGCTATCTAGGTGGAAAATGTAAAGAAATTAACTATTATCCTAATGCTACAATTGCTGATTATGGTAGGGTTAATGGATATCTTGCTATGCAGCAAGAGATTTATGAAAATGGTCCAATTGCTTGCGGTATTAATGCTAACGCTATTCTTAATTATCAAGGAGGAATTTTAGATATGCCTAATGAAAGTAAGGATATTGACCATATTATTAGTATTACTGGATGGGGATATGATAATTCTACTAATAAGCAATATTGGAATGTCCGTAACAGTTGGGGAGAATATTGGGGGGAAATGGGGTATGTTCGAGTAGTTTTAGGTGAAAATCAACTTGGTCTTGAAGCCGACTGTGCTTGGGCTAAACCGGGAAAATGGACAGAACTTAATGTTCCTTGTAATGAAGATGGTGCTAATTGTTAATCACTAACAATAGGTAACATCTCTAAATACTCATAGGTTTTAAATACTTAATTTAAGTATATAAAATTATCTAAAAGTTTTGTTATATATATATATAATGCGAGTAAAAAAACGGGATGGAAATTTTCAAGAGGTATCATTTGATAAAGTTATTAATAGATTAAAATCTTTATGTGATATGAAACCAGAACTACATTATATAGATGTAACCGAAATAGCACAAAAAGTTTGTTCAAGAATTTATGATGGTGTATCAACAAAAGAATTAGATGAATTGGCTGCCGAACAGTGCACGCAAAAAAGTGTGGACCATATTGAATACAGTAAATTGGCGTCTAGAATCATCATATCAAATAATCACAAAACAACTTCTCCTTCTTTTTCAGAAACACTATATATACTATATAACAACAAAGATGTTCATGGCAAACCATATCCACTTATTTCAGAAGAAGTGTATGACTTTGTTATGGAAAACAAGGTAAAATTTAATAATTATATTGATTATTCCCGTGATTATAACTTTGATTATTTTGGATTTAAAACTCTAGAAAAGGCTTATTTAATGAAAGTAAACAAAGTTATAATTGAAAGAGTTCAGCATTTAATCATGCGAGTATCAATAGGTATTCATTCAGATAGTGTAAAAGATGCCTTGGAAACTTATGATCTAATTTCTTCAAAATATTTCACACACGCCACACCAACTCTTTTTCATAGTGGAACTCCAAGACCACAGTTACTAAGCTGTTTTCTTTTAGGTGTTGAAGATAGTGTAGGTGGTATGTATAAGGCGATTGCGGATTGTGCCCAAATTTCAAAATGGGCAGGCGGTATAGGATTACATATTCATGATATTCGTGGAGATAATGCAAGAATCCGAAGCACTAATGGACATTCTAATGGTATTGTGCCAATGCTTAGGGTATATAATGAAGTAGCAAGACATATAAATCAGTCTGGTAAAAGAAATGGTTCATTTGCTGTATATCTTGAACCACATCATCCTGATATTATGGCCTTCCTTGAAGCCAAGAAAAATCATGGTGATGAAAACGCCCGCGCAAGAGATTTATTTTATGCTATTTGGATATCAGACTTATTTATGAAAAGAGTTAAAACCAAATCACTTTGGACATTAATGTGCCCTGATAAATGTAAAGGCCTAAGTGATTTGTGTGGTGAAGAATTTGAGAAGAAATACATTGAATACGAGAGTGATCCAGATAATCATGTTAAGCAAATCCCTGCTCAGCAAATTTGGAAAGAAATTCTGGTTTCACAAATGGAAACTGGAACACCATATTTGTGTTACAAAGATGCTTCTAATCTGAAATCAAATCAACAAAATATTGGAACAATTAAAAGCAGTAATTTATGCACAGAAATTATAGAATACTCCGACCATAAAGAGTATGCTTGTTGCACATTATCTTCTATTGCTCTGCCTTCATTTATAACACCATTTGACACCAATAGTCTTAAAAGTGTAAAAGTATATTCTAAAACAGACTGCACTTACTGCACCTATTCAAAGAATTACCTTAAATCATTTGGTATTGAATATGAAGAAATTAATCTCGATGAAAAATCTAAGAGAGATGCTTTCTTTGGTAAGCTTAACAGAGATGTAGACGACGACGATGATTTAATTACAACTGTTCCACAAATTTACGTTAACGATAAACATATTGGAGGATTTAATCAGTTATACACACATTTCAAACCTAAATTTGATTTCAAAAAACTACATGAAGTTACCAAAGTAGTTACAAGAAATCTAGATAAAATTATTAATATTAACTTTTATCCAGTAGAAGAAACTAAAGTTTCCAATCATAGACATCGACCTTTGGGTATAGGGGTTCAAGGTCTTGCTGACGTTTATGCCAGGTTTAAATATGCTTTTGATAGTAAAGAAGCGTCTCAACTTAATAAAGAGATTTTTGCTACTATATATCATGCCGCGTGTGAAAAGAGTATGGAATTAGCTAAGGAAAGATCCGCAAATATGTCTGAATTTAAAAATAGGCTTACTGAAATAAATGTCATACCTGAATTTTATGATAAAAATTTAGAATTAGCTAATTTAAAAACAAACAGTCTTTATCATAAATTACAGCCTACACGTTCTGAGGTAAATAGAGACTCTCATCTTGGTTCCTACTCTTCATTTATAAATTCTCCTATTCATAAAGGACAATTCCAATTTGATTTGTGGAAAACGGAACCAGTTAAAAAGGTTGGAGATTTAGACTTTAACTGGGATAAACTTAGAAGTGAAATTAATGAATATGGTATAAGAAACTCATTATTGCTTGCTCCTATGCCTACAGCATCGACTAGTCAAATTATGGGTTACAATGAATGTATTGAGCCTTTTACATCTAATATTTATTCAAGGGGAACTCTCGCAGGTCAATTTTTAGTAATTAATAAATATTTACAAGATGATTTAATTAGACTTAAACTATGGAACTCAGACCTTAAAGATGCTATTATTCTAGATAATGGTTCTATTTCAAAGATGGCTGATTTACCTACAATAATTAAATCGACTTATAAAATCGCATGGGATTTATCCATGAAATCATTAATTGACCAAGCTGCTGACAGAGGAGCATATGTATGTCAGTCGCAAAGTCTTAATTTATGGATTCAAAACCCTGATATAAGTAAGTTATCTTCTATGCATTTTTATTCCTGGCAAAAGGGACTTAAAACAGGTATATATTATTTAAGAAGACGAGCTGTTACAAAAGCACAAACATTTAGTATTGAAGTTCAAAATCAACCTAAAGAAGAAGAATGTTTAATGTGTTCAGGGTAAATTCAGGGTAAATTTAAATTAATCTAATTAAAATATATGATATATTATATGTATAATTCATATAATACCTCAAATAAAAAAAGAAATATCAACTCTAAATTCAAAAATAACCTTTGGTATGATAATAAATTAGGTAAATATCCTGTTGTATTACCACCCATTGACACTGCTTATGCTAACCAATATAAGCCTATCTATAGAAATAAAAAAAGCAGATATGACATTTCACCTTACAAATTACCCTCTTCCATGAGTCATTATCCGGGATCAATAGCTCGTAATCCATATCTTAATCCTCTGTTTCAATTCAAATATGAGCCGTCTGACTTTTTAATCAATAATAACTTTGATAGTAAAAATATTGTTAAAACATTTGAAGATGATTTTAATAACGTAGATGATGAATTAGATTATCAATATGAACAAAGAGATTGGATTAAAAACAAATCAAAAGATATTGAAAATGATACTACTGCTTCTAAAATCAAACTTATCAAAGGAGATGTTGTTAATATAGATAAAAAGACACTTGTCTTCCAATACTTTAATAATCAAAACAGAAGACACGTATTTAAGGAATTAACAACACTTAAGCAATATGATTATGATTTAACTACACGTGAATATACTATTGTTATTCCTTCAAAACTAAAATATGATATAATTACTCCTCAAAATCTTATACGCGAAATTAAGTATATAGATATTCCAATTAATGAAGAAACAGAACTTACTGAAGGATATTTATCTGATCTTGAAAATGGTAACAAATTATTAACCATTAAAGAGGAGCATAAATTAGATATTATCAAAGATTATGTAGTAGATCAATCTAATTTTGAAACTATTTATAACATTGAGAAAAATATATCAGCTCCAAAAATAATTATTCATGAAAATGATACCTCCGAAATGGAATCTACAGCAAGAAAAATTGTTGATGATATAATCGAAACAGTTGTTTCTAAAACAAGTAATAAAAATATTCAAGACAAACCTAAAGAAGATTTAATAACCTTAGAAGATGATTCTGCTGAAGTTGAAAAGATAAACCTTGATGAAGATGAGCCTTCTACTTGGGGAGGTTGGTGTTCAATTTCATAAGTAATAAATT